AGAAAATGCCACTGCTTTACCCGCTTGTAGGCTCATGTGGCAGCGAACACCATCTGACTTGACTTGTGCATATGCAGGGAACTTGATTCCAGAAATATCTTTGTGTGCAAGCATCACATCGAATGTTGGAACAACACCCGGCCACACTCGACTTGCAAGAGTGTCGGAAGTATTGCATCGCAAATCATGTTGGATAATGCGTTCAATGATTGTTGCATCATCTGGTTCTAAAGAAGCAAGAACATCCGACAGATATTTGACTCCGTCATTTCCAGTTTTTTGTCTAGACGATAGCAAATCCAACGCTTTGATACCGAATGTAAGTGTGGTTCTCAACTTTCGAGTTTCATACCCAGGAATTTGTTTAATCCCATAAGTAATCATTGGGTTATACGCCGCTTGGAACACTCGTTTCAAGAGTTCATTGTCTTTTTCTCGTTGCAGAATAGCAACTTTGTTGTTAGTGGATGGCTCGTTAGCCAACTCATTCAGAATATCTAAAATACTCATCTAATCAACTCCAGTCATCATCAGTTGGATAAACTTCATCAAGCATCAAGTCAGTAGTATATGTTCTAGCAACAGCCCATGCCTCTTTCATATTAGACGCATAGATGTCAATTGTAACATCAGATTGATGAGACATTCCTTTGAAGTGTGCTTTGTATAGTTTCATGGTAGAATTTTCTCAATCATGTAGTCAACGAAATCATCATACAAGTAACCATCTTCCATTGCGTCGATGAGCATACCACCATTACAAATTAGACGGTCACCAGGAGCATTGTCCATAATGAATTCTGCATATTCACTATCAAACTCACCAGAAGCGCATCGAGCTTCTACTTTTTCAATTTCATCAATGCTTCTCATTTTCTGTTCCTGTTTAATCATTCAATGTGAATCATTATACAGGAACAGAATTAAAATGCAAATCTACGTAAAATCAATAAGTTACTTCAATAATGCAATTTTATCACAAATCTTATACTTCAAGGCTTCTTCTGCTGATAGATACACATCTTCCGATGGTAAGAGATACTTCTTGATGTCTGCAAGAGACAGTTTGGTGTGCTTCTTGTAATGGTTCAACATTCTATCATAAGTCAAATCAAACTCTTTTCTAATGGCAATAAGCTCATTATGCTTACCCATACTACCCCAGCTGTATTGATGAGACATGATGCTTGTGTTAGGTGTTAGAATTCTTTCTCCAGGTGAACCAGCCAAGAAAATCATCAACCCAGCCGATTGAATTTGACCAAGTCCAATGGTTCTAACAGGAATCTGAGAACTCTGCATAATATCAATAACTGCATATGCATCATTTAATGACCCGCCCGGACTATTCACAACCAAGTTCAATATGTCAGGTCGTTGGCCCACACCAAAATTTGAATTTAGAATCCACTCACACACTGCTTTAGATGAGCTGTTGTCAATCTCTTCAAACAAAAGAAAAATACTAGCTTTTGGTTCTGAATTTATATCAACACTTTCGTCTTTCAACTCTTCGATGATTTTCTCTGCCATATGCCTTAACCTTTTCTTGGAGGATTTGCTCTAAGACGAGTCATTAATTCACTGACCCATTCTTTTCTTGTTGATTGAAATACATCAGTTCTCTGTTCACCATCAATTGCCATAAGAATTACAATATTGTTGACCTTCAAACCATATCTCTCTTCAACCATTATGCTATAAATCAAACATTGTAAGAAGTAACTAGTTATATCTTCTTTTTTCTTACGTCGTTTAGATGTTTTGAAGTCGATTATTGATAATTTACCATCATAATCTGCAACACAATCTGTTGTACCCGCCATTCTCAATGAATGAGAATATAATTTAAGCTCCAACCCTCTTATATTTGATACATGTTCATCTAGAACTTTTTTAAAAGGTACAAACCTCATCCTATCAAGTAATGACATAGATGAAATGTCAACAGGGTTGTTTAGTAGATATTGCTCAAACGTTTCATGTAACCTTGTGCCTCGGTTGGCAGCTTGTTTTGTAATTTTTTCAGCAACTTCATACCCTACATTGTTTTTCCATTCTTCAACCCATGAGTTATCTTCGCTTCTACCAAGCCAAGTTGTAACACTCTCGTACAATTCGCCTGAAGGTGTTTCATATCTTCTACCATTAGGAGAATCAATTCGGTTTATTTCAAACTTGGGTAATAGATTAAGTGAAAATGTCACTTTATGTCAACAATGGTGGAAGAAGACTTCAAATTCGAACCAGGTGAGTTGTCATGTATTTGTTGAAGTCTTTCTGCAAACTTTGAATTCTTTACTTTTTTAAGTTCACGTGCCGCGGACATGTTATATCCAATCACAAAAACCCCAGATTTTTCTTCAGGGGGTATGATTGAAATGTCATTAGACCCACATTCATTACAAGTTTCCAATTCACGCACGCGTTCTCTAATTGGAAGATAAACAGACACATCAAGTAACATGTCATGCCCACACTGTTTGCAGTTATAATGCAAAGTGTATTGCGGGACTGCTAACCTTTCAGGTATATCATACAATGACATGATTAAACACCCATGCCATAACAAACATCATCATTGTCATCATCAATTAAATTTGGATTATGATAAACCGCCCCAGGTGCCCAGTGCATTGAACCTGACTTTGCCAATTGAATTGTTGATTTTTTAGATGAATTTACAGCTTTCAATTTTTCTTTTATTTGACAAATCTCAGAAAAACTCAAAGTTTCATGTTTTGCAAAAAGCTCATTCATCCATTCAATAAATTCATGTGGCAACATGACTATTCCTTTACATATGCAGGAAACACACTTTTAACGAGGTCAGCTGTGATTGATGGATACAATTCAAGAAGCTGTTTATCTTTTGCAGAACAAAGAATTTCAGCATCCTTCATAGGGCAATTGATAATCACCTCATAGAAAATTTGTTCTTTCTTGAACTTCTTCAAATCACTTTGGCTTGTACAATGGCGAAGTCTGGAGATGTTAGCACCCAATTGACCCATAAAATCAGGATTGGTTACTTGGTCCATATCTTTAACATCCATTGGTGGCATGCCTTCAGGTAAGTCCAATTTGACAGATGTATTGAAGTTCAGAGACAGAATAAAATTCAAAGGTGGTTTAGCACCATATTCTTTTAGCAGTGCTTGTTTCTTTAGAATATCAGTTTCTTTTTCAATCAAATCTAGGAATTCATATGCATGAATTGGTTTTTTAACTTTCATTTTATTCCCTTTAAAAATCTTGAGCAAAAGACAACAACAATTTCATTCGATGGGCATTCAAATAATTGAACACTTTTGTCTTACTGCCCTTCACTTCACAATCAAAATATGCTTTCATAATAGCATCATTTATATATTGAGGTATAAAATCGAAATCTACAAGTTTTTCATTACGACGATAATTTCTCTGTTCATCTTCATTTAAACAGGCATCAATACCTTTGTTGTAGAAGTCTTTGAATCTAGCAGTTGCCAATGGTTTTGCACGAGTTGAAATGTTATCAGCTCGACATTGTGCCCAACAATCACCGTTGACAATAGAGGGAACGTTATCACCTGTGTCCCCCGAAACAATGTGTTCAATCAAATATTGTTTAGGGTTTTTACAAATCATCATTTTCTTTTGGACATTGTTCCATTGCTGAACATGACGATACTTTTGTAATTGTTGGAAGTCGCCATCAGTTGAAGCAATCACAACAGTCTCAGGTTCTTCAATCAACCCAGTGTTGACCATTTCATTTTCATTGAAATATTTAACAAGGACTGCAATTACATCATCTGCTTCGGCACCATCTACTTTAATAACTTTATATGGAAAATTCAAACTGAGTTCTTCAATCAACTCATTAAGTGTTTCATATACAAGCTGCCAATCAAGTTCACCTTTATCCTTACCATGTTTACGATGACCTTTATACCATTGGAATTCTTTCTTTCTCCAATAGTTCTTAGCATCACAGCAAAGAATAAGTCGACCATTGTTAAATCGTTTTTTGAGTGCTAGAATTTGATTTAATGCAATATGCTTAATCAAATCTTTAATATCACCAGAACGAAAGTCTTTTGGGTTCGCAGCCACAGACGAAATAACCATCTGGCTGAAATCACTCAAAATGATTGTCATTTAGAACTTCTCTTTATAAAGACGAAGAACTTCGTCTGCAATAGGCATGCAATCAGCAACATGGGATGCATGAGAAACTTGTTTGTTCTTCATTGCTGTCAACAATGCATCCACCCATACACGACCATGATAAGTGTCGTTTTTAACTGGAACTACCCCAGTTCCAGTTGTTTGATTCTTTGCAGCACGTGCTTCACGTGCTTTTTTTAGACTTTCAATCTGTTTTTCTGTTGCAGCCATGCTTATTACTCCTTAAAATATCGTTTACCGTGAATTACAATTGACTTTCTAGGTTCACCATTTTTACAAAAAAATTTTGTGTCTTTGCGGTTTGTCATAAAGCTGTTAAATTCAGTAAAAGCTTTTATTGCATATCGTTCCCTCACACCTGTTCGTTCATTAAAACGAAAGTATGTTATAACATCACTATATACATTTAACAATTAATGAATCCTCATTAAGACGACCAAGAGCTTTTGATTCAGTTCCACGAATGCTCTTATACAAAGCATTCAATGGTCTGCTTGTCAAAGTTTGAATATCTTTCAATGTGACTTCAGGCTTTCTGATGATTTTACCACCAGATTTCTCTGCATCAACGTTGATGATAGTCGTGCCTTTTATTGACAATGTGAATCCTGTCAAAGGTACATACTTGAACAATCTCCTATTCTTTGCATTGTAAATCCACACTTCTGTTGATTTAACAATTTTAGATGGGTGCTCAGATTTTATACCTGAAGTTTTATCTTCCAACATATACTTTGCATTCTTCGCAATCTCTGTTGGAGACTTAACTTTTGTTACTCGTGGCTTTCTTGACGCTTTTGCGATTGCAGTTGCAACCTCACATGAGTCAATCAACCCTTGAATGTAATCCGCATACTTGTTTAATTGACGCTTTGTTAAATGACTATATGCTTCTACAAGTTGTTCATCTTTGCAAGATATTGCATCCTTTACTTCTTGAAGAACAGGTTTCAATTCAGTTGCAATTTGTTTAGTTGTTGCAACTTTGACATTGTTACGAATCAAATAACTCTTGGCATCGAATACCTTACCCTCAAAGAACATATCCAACCCATAATCAAACTCTGCCATATGGGTTTTGAATATTGCCAACTCTGCATCTGCTTTTGCTTTCTCAATAGCAGCTAAATCAGATTTTTCCTCAACTTCTTCAACAATAACAGAAGAAAAATCTTGATACTTTTTGTCTAGATAACCATAATGCAATGGACTCAAGTCGATGTTTCGTACATGAGCCATGTGAGCAACTGCACCAACTGTTGCAAAATACCCATCACTGAACTTTGCGAAACCTACTACATTCTTGCCTTGAGACTTCCAATAAGCAATAGCCCATTCTTTTTTCTTCTTCAAATCATCAACTTCTAAATTGTAGAAGAACAAATTTTCACGCATTGAACGGTCATAATCCATTTGATTGAACTCTGGATACTTATTCTTTGCAGAAAGGATTTCCCTTCCTTTAGTTGCAGATGTCTTTGCCATGGTTTATTTTACAATTGCTTCATACAATGTGGTGAAATCTTCCATCTCAGCGACTTCAGTTTCAAGGTTCTGTTTATGGTATGTTTTAATCATCTTGCGGATATATTTCTTGTTCAAGTCTGGGAAATCTTCAGACAATGATTCTACAATTGCTTTAATTTGGTCACGTTCTGATTCAATGCGAAGCAATGACTCATCTGCTTCTTTGACTGCCTCAAGAATTTTCTTTTGGTCTGCTGGATTACTTGGAACTACTACTTGTGATACTGCTGTCATGGAAATACCTCACATAAAATCAAGATTAAAAAGAATACAACACAACAAAGTGCAAGCTTGAATTGCACATCATTATTTACCATGATAATTCCAAATTAGTCAGTTGTCAAAGATTTCCAACTAACCACATTAGCCAAAATGAAAGAACGCCAAGCTTGAATGTCAGTTGCAAATACAGCTAGACTAGTCTTCTTTTCATCAGCTTCTTCAACTGCATTCGTATATGGATGGTGCTCAGATGGAATCAGGTCAAAATTCAACGTGCATTCCATGATTCGTGTTTCACCATTCTTCTTTGTGAAGGTAACTTCAATTTCACCCTCTCGAAGTGCTTCAATCAAAATTTGATTTTTAGATTTTCTCATTATAGACCTGCCTCTTTCATAGTTCGTGGAATTACCATTGTTGTGAATTTACCGGTGTTATGACCAAATTGGGCATGGCGACTATCATACTTGTAATTTGGATGAAGAACCCATTTCTCACCCAAGTATTCTTTAGCTTTCTTCAACTTTTCTTCATGCGTCAGTTTCAAGATATTCTCTCCATTCTTCAGGGAAGTTGCAATTAAGGTTACAACCTTTAAACATTGGTGCAATGTCAGAATCTTTATGACCTGCAAGAACGCATCCTACACGCGTCACAAAAAACTCTCTGTCTTGTGCAATATTGGTGTATGCAACGAACTGTTTAATGAATGTTTTGATATCTTTAAGTTCCATTGTATCAATCATCCAACCTTTAGTTGGGATTGCAAATGAAGAACCCATATCATCACTTTTACCAAACATTGGACCGAATCCAACTAGCATAACAGCACCAAACTTTTCACGGGCAGCCCGAGCCGCACCAGCACCATGCCGGCCTGCCAAATTTGAACCGAACACAAATATCTCACCATTCTTTGGTTGGGTTCCATCTTTATGATATAGATACATACTCACATCACACCTCCACTAAAATATCGTAGACACGTGCAAACATCTGATTGTTCATTGAAAAAAATGAAACCTTCTTTGTCATCCTCATTCAATGGGTATTGTCTAGACATAACTTCGTCGTCAAGAAAATATTCCATATATCGTTCTTGGATTTCCAAATCTTCTTTACAGCGTTCCTTGAATTCATCAACAGTTGAATTTTTCTTTGCACTTAATAGCTGATTGGATAGTATATCATATTGATATACTCCATGTTTGGTGTTTAAGCGAACAGGTGAAATGCTCATGTTAGTGCCCTTGAATTAAAAACTTATCAACAACGTTTTTATATTGCATACATCTTCTCCTTTTAATAACGAAACAAACCTACAACATTGATTACCAGAAAGTATGCATTTACAACATACAACGATTTACTTGCGGTGCTAATACACAACAAATGCAGTGTGGCAATACTCGCCAGAATGAAAAAGAAATATCCGAGAGCATTATATCCTAAGTTCATTGCAATTATGGTTGACCCCAAAATTGAACCAGATACTGCCACAATATCAGATACAACTTTCATTTCAAATAACTTCATACTTTGTGTTCCATTTTCCGATATTTACATCTACATACCAACCGCAGTCAAAATAATCTGTTTGAATATCACTACGGTCATGGTTTCCATAATTCATCTCAAGAAAAAGTTCAGACAAACATAGCAATGCACGACCAGAAAAATGCTCTTTGAACCAATATGGATTCACTTGCAAATACCCTTCTGCAATACGAGCAGGTTCGCCACTTGCTTTATCCTGTTGAACCTTGTTGTAGTTTCCAATGAAATCAATCTCACCTGCTTTGATATTCAAAACAAGAGTTGAACGATGATTAACTGCCAATGTACCTTTGATGCCATATTTCTTTAGAACTGCTTTGACCTTCGGTGCAATTTGTGCTTTACGTTCTTGAGACATGTAAGCCATTTGATTTCTCCTGTTTATTTCTTCATTCAATGTATTTCATTATACAGATGGTGAATTAAATGTCAAATAAATAAGATAATCAATAAGTTATGGATTTGTTATGTCAAACTGGCAATATAATGGTAAAGACTTGAATGTTGAAAAAATACCTGAAAAATCAATAGGATTCATATATAAAATAACGCATTCTTCTGGTAAATGGTACATCGGGCGTAAACTTTTGACGAAGGCTGCCACAAAAACAGTGAACGGTAAAAAGAAGAAAATCAGAAAAGCATCTGATTGGGCGGATTATTGGAGTTCATCACCTGTATTGTTAAAACACATTGAAGAAGAAGGTACAACAAACTTTAAAAGAATGATTTTGATGTTTGTTGAAACTAAAGCTGCATTGACATACGCTGAAGAATTTATGTTGTTCACTTCTGGTGCACTCTTTGACCCAATGTGCTATAACGGCAACATCAGGTCAAGAATACAACGTACTTGGTTTGCTAAGACCCCAAACCTACAAAAAGAATTGAAAGCTTTAAAACTTTAACTACATGCCACACATTCTTTACTAGCTTTGACCCCTGATGTGCTGTATATGTAATAACCATTCTTAATGTTTGGGTCTTCAAACATCATCTTATGTAGATGACTAATCCATTTTGGATCTTCTTCTGCTGAAATAAACAAATTCAATGATTGACTTTGACAAATTTTAGATTGTCTTTGACTTGCCAATCTTAAAATAACTTCTTGGTTTATTTCAAATGCAGTCTTAAAAACCAACTTCTCATGGTCAGTCAACCAATCAACCCCTTGAACAGAACCATCTGCGTCAATAATCTGTTGAATGTTTGCTTTGGTATAAACACTTTTATGCTTCATTAGTTTAACAAGTGGACCACAAATTCTTTCAATTTCACCTGCCGCACCTTGTTGAATGAAAGTCATTGCTGGGTCAGGATTAATACCTTCTGACACATTGCCTAAGAGTACTGCAGATGATTTTGTTGGAGCAATTGCAATACGATGGGTGTTTCTTACACCATACCCTTTACACCATTCTGGTTCACCTAATTCTTTAGCCATATCTTGTGATGCACGCAGAGATTCATCATGGATATGATTAAATAGAGTTCGATTGAAGAATTGAGTTTCAAGCTCTTCAAATGGCATATTGTGTTCCATTAAATAAGTGTGGAATCCACAAACACCCAAGCCCAACGCTCTACTAACTTTTGTGAATCTGATTGCAGCTTCAATGCCTTTGATATGTTGGCCTCGTTGAATCAAGTCTTCTGCAACACAGTCCAAAAATACAGTCGCCCAAAATACAGCATCAGTATCTTTCCATTCATCATACTTTGCAACATTCATAGATGACAATACACATGTGAATGTATAGTCTTCACCTTTATATTCACCTGCAAACAAGCTAATTTCTGAACACAGTTGACTGGTGGTTACTTTCAACTCTTTATCTTTGTACATCTGAGGATTTTGACGATTTACTTTATCAGTAAAATGAAAATATCCCTTTCCTGTAACCATTTTAAGCCACATTGCTTTCTTGAATCGTGCAGTGCTATCAGGATGCCCTTCTCTCAGCTTTGCAATAAATTCGTCGCTTACACACCATCCAATATTTGCGTCATCTGGGTTTGCATGAATGTAATCACAAAGTTCAAAGAAATCTCCATGGTCAATAGGTAAGTATCCTGCCCATGCCCCTCGTCTAGTTCCACCTTGACTAACATCACGACTTAGTTGAACAAAGTCTTTGAATACAGGCACAACACCTTGAGCTTTACCACCAATAGAAATTTTAGAACCACGAGGTCTGATTGCACCTAAATATCCTGCAGTGCCAAAACCTAGCTTAGTCAACATTGCAGTTTCACGCTGTTTATCGTAGAAATCAAACACAGAATCACCAATCAATGAGCCTGCACATGAAACAGCTAGCCCTCTATCTGTCCCCATATTTGCCATAACGGGTGTTGACAATGACAACCAACCATTCCACATCAAGTCAAAGAATTTTTGTTCTGCTTCTTTTTCATACTTTGTACCTACAAGATATGATGCAGCTTTCTTCGCAATTGACTCCCAACGTTCTTTAACAGAGCAACCATTATATGAATATTTTTGCTCAAAGAATTGAAGACCTGCTGTTGTATACCATGATGGCAACAAACCATCTGCTTGTTGTTTCTTTCTGCGGTCAGATATTGCTCTGTACAAATTATCACTCATGTTTCCACTCCTCATAGACGAAATCTTCTTCGTCCCAATTTCTGTTGTAATTAGCATTTTGACCTGTGAAAAAGTCTGTAAAGCTAAATGAATTTAGTCCATTGTAGAACCATTCTGCAATAGGATTGTATGTAACATCAAAAATTGGTTTATAACCCAATTGTTCTAGACAAATGTTCACACGGCTATCAATAAAATTACATAGCTGGTGTTCGGTGATATTCTCAATTCTACCTTTTTCAAAAATCTTAGATGCTATTTGATGTTCATGCTCACGAATTTTCCAAGCATTGTCTATGATTGCTCTTTCCAAGTCAGCAGATTCTTCGCTTGATAGATTTGACTGGTCACGAAGTGTTTTAAATGCCCATGCCCCTGCAATAGAATGAATGTTTTCATCTTTGGTTGAGAATGTGATTCCACGATTGACATTCAAAAGCTTATTCTTACCTTGGCTTTGGAAATGACGCAAGAAACCAAAGAACGAATATAGAATTGCCCCTTCCACCATCGAAAATGTTGCAACTGATAATAAATCATTCTTACCAGCAATACTCTGGTCGATGAACTCAATGCGTTCTTTTAGAACAGGGTCTTTAAGATATTCTAAATAGAACTCATCATTGTCTAGATGCAATGCTTCATTCAATTTACGATAAAATGGTAGATGAATTGCAGTCTCAAACATTCCAAACACAGATGCCATTCTAAGCATTTCTGGTCGTTTGAAAATTCGAGAGAACTTTCCATTCCAATAATCTTTTCCTGCTTTCAACTCATAAAGAGTGAACAGCTTCAAGCCATATGTGACCCCATGTCGTTCAGCTTCAGTCATATTGACTAAAATATCTTG